CGCCCACTCCTCGTAAGGTATTTTTAGCCTTGGAATGTCAGCGGATTGCAAGCACAACCATGAATGTCCTATATCATAGCGGATATCACCCTCTCTAAAATGGATTACCGCGCTTGCAAAGTCAGTCACTTTCGAATAGTCAATTCCAACCACGCCTGTTCTACCTGTCAGGTTGGGGATCGGCTTATTGGTTGCAAGAATATTCTCCCAATCTGTGACTTGGATATCCTTGTTGCCCTCAGGCAAATTCATTCTCTTCGTCATATAATCGGTAAACTGGTTCGGGTTAGCTTTCCAGTCTAGGTATTCCTTAGAGACTTCTTCCTGCAGGTTTGGTAAATATCTTAATGACGGATTCGCTTTCTCCCAGCAATCAGAATTGTCTACTTCTTTTTTATCGTCCAACCTACAAATAAAAGGCAACATGCCATTATCCGGCATATCACCTTTTAGAATTTCAAGGGAATCTCTTATTTTATCATCCAGGGGGCCGTCCCTTACGTCACCATTTGTGGTTGCGTAGGTTCGCCGCGGGTGTTTCTTTTTTCCTAAGCCGGTTGTGAATACGTTAATGTTTGCGTAATTCTGATATTGGTGAATCTCGTTGAAAATAACTATGCCGGATCGCAGTCCGTCTTTTCCTTTTGGAGAATTGGTGCGGCCTTTTATGACCGATTTAGTTTTTAAATTGGTAACCTCTTCTTTATTCCAGTAAAAGAACTTACGCATCTTTGCTATATGGTGGGGCTGTTCCAACGCTTCAATAACATCCTTCAGAGGCCGCATTGCCTGGTCCTCATTGTTAGCACAAATATCAACATCATAATTCTTAATTCCGTTGTGTTCGCTTACTAGACAAAAAGATTCAAAGGCTATGTATCCGTCTTTCCCGGCACCTCTACCCACCAATAAAAACAAATCAGGCCATCGTGGCATATTGTCTTTAGTCCTGTATGTACCGCAGTGCAAGGCTAAAACAAATTCTTCCCACTCAAATATTTTTTCGTAGGGGAAATACTTGGATAGTCCTATATACTTTTCGAGCTGTTCGTCATTGGTATAAATATCCTCGGTTGTAAAGCACTTGCGAATGTGAGCCATTAAATTATGCTGCTCTATGCAGGAATTAATCTCGCCATTTTCCACCATCTCCATGTACCTAAGAATATGCGGGTTTATATTAGAGTTCCTCGTCTGGTTCGACATCCATGCTCACGTCCTTAAGGGATGTGATCACCTTCCTGAGAGTCGATGCCGTGCGGTTTGCGCTATCGGCTGTCCTATTGTAGGCGTTAATTGCCGGATGAGAGTAAATGTTCTCCCTGCCTTTTACGTATTCTTTAGTGATAAGTGTTCCGCTTTCCATAAGCTCTTTTTCTAAGTCACCCAATATTTTTAACTGGACCTGATATCGTTTGAATGTCGTTATAAATAAAAAGTTTTGCTCCGCTCCGCTTTTCTGCGCCATCTCTATTATTTTATTTGCCTGTTTGTTTAGGTCTATTAAAGCCATTTTCACACCTTCTTTACTTAATCGTTTCGTCCAGTAGGACCGCCTTTTGTTCTGTTAAAGTTTCCCATCGTTTTATTATCACATCAACATACTTCTCGTCGAGCTCTGACATGTAGCAGGTACGGTTTGTTTGTTCACAGGCTATAAGCGTTGAGCCAGAGCCGCCAAATAAGTCAAGCACGATATCTCTATTCTTAGAACTGTTCTCGATTGCCCTGGCACAAAGTTTGATGGGCTTCATGGTTGGATGTTCGCCATTTCGCAAAGGCTTATCTATATGCCAAGTTGTTGTTATATCGTCTGACAGCACTTCTTTGATTTCATACTTGGGAACATCCAGGACCACCTTTTGATGTCCATTATTAAATGTTAACTGAAATCCAGTTCCAGTTTTATTTATAAAAACTCCATCCTCCGATTTAATTACTGTAGTTTTGTTTCTTCCCCCATACCACCTGTGGGCTTCGCCAGGCTTCCATCCATAGAGGATGGGTTCATGCTGCCAGTGGTGGTCTTGCCGGCCCATAACGAGCGCATTCTTAACCCAGATGATACATTGCTTAAGTTCCCATCCGGCATCCTTCATGGCCTTTCTAAAGTTAATGCCTTCCGTGTCTGCATGGCATACATATATAGCGCCCCCGGCTTTTACTGCCCCATACATAGACACGTATGCGTTGTACAAAAAGCGGTAGAACTTGGAATCTTCCATTGAGTCGTTTTGAATTTTTAGCTTTTCCTTTGTTCCTCCCGCATAATTAACATTATATGGTGGATCAGTAAAAGTCATGTCAGCAAGTTCCCCACCCATTAGTTTATCGGTGTCAGTCTGTATCGTGGCATCTCCACACATCACCCTATGCTTTCCAAGTTGCCATATATCGCCGCGCTTTGTTATTGGTTTGACGATCTCTCCTAGAGCCTGGTCAACGTCGAAATCATCCTCCTCAACCTCTTCTTCCTGTTTGAAAATTAAATCGATTTCGTCGCCATCAAAACCTATTAAACCTATGTCAAAATTAAGTTCTTTCAATTCTCCTATTTCGATCTTTAACATTTCCGTATCCCATCCAGCATTTAAGGCGAGTTTATTGTCTGCGAGAATGTATGCTTTCTTTTGTGCCTCGGTTAGATGTTCTACCAGTACGCAAGGCACTTCTTCAAGCCCTTCTGATTTGGCAGCTAATACTCTGCCATGCCCAGCTATGATATTAAACTTTCCGTCGATCAGCACGGGGTTAACAAAGCCGAATTCCCTAATGCTCGCCTGTATTTGTTTGATTTGCTCAGGGCTATGCGTTCTGGAATTGCGCGCATATGGCACAAGTTTGTCTATATCAACGAGTTTTAATTCCTCGCTCATTTCCATTTTTCATCATTTTCCTTTCCAAAAAACTTCATATGCTATTCTCAGTTCTTTTGTCTAGAACCCTGCTGAGAGAGAAGGGTCCGGATTAATATGGACTTTATTTTGCCGGGGGGCATGCTTACCGATTAACAATATATCCTTCTTCAACTCCATGTCCACAACAAGCCGATGCTACGTCGTCTATGTGTCCTAAACATGCATCATATCCCTCTTTAGTTGGCTTACGTCCACATCTCTTACATGTTCTTACCCCGTCATCAATCTCGTTATTATCGGTGAACCTCCAATCCATACCATCGAGATATATCTTGTGTCCCCTTGAATGGCTCGTTACCATATCCCTACCACCTCTCAATAGTCAATGGTTCAACCTTCTCTTTCTGTACCCATTGATGGATATGCTCATGGCAGTTATGACAAAGACTAATCAGGTTTCTCTTCACTACTCCATCATCATCCTTGTAATACTTCTCAAGGGCTAACTCTGGATGTAGCTTAAGATAGTTGACATGATGCACCGTGTTAGCCGTCACATACTTGCCCTTAGCCTTGCAATGCAGACACTCATACTTATCTTCAATCAGCACTGCCTTGCGTAACCTGCGCCATTCCCTTGATTCATACAGCCTCTTGGCAAAGTCCTTTACCTCACCCAATCCACACACCCTTATTACTCTTCATTGCCTTATCTAATTCAGCGAACTTCCTTGTCGTCTCGTATCTCTTGATCAACTCTATGTGACCGATGCACTCTATACCGATCCACCTGAAACAATTAGCACAGTTCTCTTTACCTTTAATCTCTTTGGCTTTATAATGCTTGCATCGTGGCTTTGTCTCTAGCATGGTCGCACCTCCTGTTTTTGGGCATAAGAAAAGAGCCTTTCGGCTCCTTTAAATTTTATGGTTATCCAAAGAGTGCCTTACCTTGTTGTAATGCGTTCCTAACTTTTAGATACATATTAGGGAGTTGTTTAATTTGGTTATATTCATCTAAAGAAAATTGATTAATATCATGATATCTCATGAAAATACTAAAAATGAAATAAATATCAAGTACATCTTTTATTAGTGGTTTGTCATATTTTAATAATTCAAGCTTAACTTCATTAAACTCTTCGAATATTAATGTTTTTTCAGACCCATAACCGTGTTGAAAGGGTTCTTCTGATGATTCGATACTACTCCAGATAAATTTGTCTGGGTACTCCAATATATTCATATTATGCTCTATCTCATTCCAAAGAAATTGAATAATAATTTTTGCTGTTAATACTGTGTGCTCTCTTGACTCTTTTTCCCTTACTCTTGTTTCTTCCTTGATCTGCTTATCAACTGCCTTATATGTAGCATACCCACCAATAAGTGCCCCAGATATTCCAACAATCGCACTTAGAATTGCTTCTTGCATAATATCCCTCCCTTTCGCTTAATTCTTCGACAAAAGGTGGGTTATTCCTGCATATATAAATGGGCATAAAAGTAGCCCCAAATCAAGAAATGATCTGAGGCATACCCTAATAGGAATTATATCACAGTCTGTCAATGTCTGGCAACTAATTAATCAGTGGATCCCCAGATATAAACTGTGGGTATATTCCCCTTGGTTGATTTCTTGCATCTACTCTTGCTCCCTCCACCGGGCTCCGATGGTCCTGCCTTGAGTGGCTCCTTATAGTTAAAATCACCTGGTCTTTTATACCTCGCCATCCATTCCCAAATTTCACCTTCTGGTAATTGATTAAACTCTTCCATCCATGTTCCTCGTATCTTATGAGCGCTCTCTATCGCCTCAGCTTGCATGACTTTCTCCGCGATCTTGGCCGCCAGGACGACGATCCCGAGATCAGATATATCCGGCTCATATAGACCAGCCTTGCATAACACGTCATATTTGCACAATGAACAATCCTCCCAGCCGTTGGGGCAGAGTCTGATTTCTTTAGGGCATTTCATATTATCAGTCTTCTTCCGCAAAAGCATATTCGTCGATCTCTATTCCACCTGGGGTAAGGCCCTTAATAACTCTCCGGCTTTCCCTAGCTCCCCGTCTGCTCCTCACAACTCTCCTCAAGGCCACATGGTGAATCTTGCGGTAGTTGTTCCGATCGGTCGGGTTATACCATTTTGGCTTTTCATTAGGCGTCATTTCGATCACAGAGTTAATCTGTTCACACATTTTTCTAAGTGCTTCGGATGCTTGCTCTAATGCAGGTTTGAACATGTTCTCGATAGTGATTACGGCTATTTTAATATCTACGCCCCATGTGTAAAAAGCATTTTCAATCTCTAATTCCGAAGTCGTTACCTGCCTTCTGGCATCTTCTAGCAATGACCCGCCCAAGCACTTATCTCCATCGCAAAGTATGGCAATCCTCATCGTTGTATCCAAGACCGCTATCCCCCATCTCAGTCTAAATACTCTTTGGCGTTTTCGATAAAATCTAGACATATTTTTTTAGCTGACCTAACTTCGATGCCGTTTGATGTGCAGTACTTAACTCCATCACCAACCGCGATAATAAATACAGATCCAATAACTCCTTGCAAATACAACTCTTTTACCATTTCTATTTGATCAAAGAAATTGTCTATTCTATCATCACCTTTAGATTTTAACTTAAGTTTGATTAATTTACCCACGTCTTATTCTCCTTAACACGACCATCCACACGGCCCAAAGTAAGCAGTAAATTGCGTCAGCCACGTCATTCCATACGAAGAAAATAATGCTCGTTATTCCCAGAAGTATGGTTGCCAGAATCAGGAATACGTCTAATATTTTCATAGGCATTGGCTCTCACCACACTCAATGCAATGACTGCAGCCGCTCCCTCTGATTAATCTCCCACCGCATTCTTGGCAACCTCCACCGTCTCTCTGATAAAAACAATTCCCCTTCCACCTGGGAAAGTTTTCAATTTTGTCAGCTATACAATTCTGGACGTCACAATTTAGTTTGATGTCTGGTTTTGAGCAGAATTTAGTCCCGCACTTATGCATCCTTCTCATCCTCCCACTCCCACAAACTAAGTGCTCCCAAAGCCGGTATTGGTTTCTCTAACGGCTTAATATTTTCCAGTATCCACGCATAACGACCGACCGCATAATCTCCGAAGTCTAATTCAGGGCTTTTGATTGATTCGATGAACTCAGGAGTCATTTTGATGCAATCAACTAGATCACATGTCGTCACGATAGCTCCAAGGGGAAGTATACCGATTCCTCTTAGTGCTTTTAAAAATGGTTCCATAAAGCGTAGCAATTTATTCTTATTGGACCTACTCGCATGGATCGCCAAGGGCCCTCTATACTTTGTTGACCAGCTTCGTGTTTCAATCGTCTTGGCACCTACAGTGATAAGTGAAGCCCATGGTTGTAATAGTGATAATGTTTTCATAGCTTCTTAGCCCCCATTTGTTTCTTAATTTTCTTGATACAATCAGGACAAATATCCATGTATTCGTTTAGGTGAATAGAACATTTCTCGCAGATTGGCTTGTCACAAGTTAAATTCCATTGCATTGGAACGTTTTCTATATTTGAAGAATAGACACCATTTACCCTCGGTGGATGACCAGCCCATCGTGCAACGCCAGTTACGATGTCGCAGAGCTTTGTTGCTTGTTTGCCACAAGAGATGCATTTCTTTTTGTTTGAAAAGTCCATCTGTTGCACCACCCTAATCGCTCAAATTCAACGTATCATTTTTGCAAACTGGGCATCTGCTATCTGGGCCTCCCTCACCATCATAGGCAAAGTATCCACCCTGCATATTCACCTTGAATACCGCACTCTTTAAATCCATAACTCCTGTATCATAATCGCAATTTTCGCAGCATATGGAAGTTATTATTTTACCTTGTCCCTCAATTTCTTTGTCAGATATGTTGTTTAGGCTTTGGCTTTCCATGTCCCTTTCCCCTTCCCTAAATACCTCTTAATAATCTCGCTCGCCTCAATCCATCCAAAGCAAACCACAGAATAATACCCCTGCTTAGTCGTTTCAGCTATCCACCATTTCTGATTGCTTGAAGCCTTGTTTTTCCCCGCTTTCAACTCGATATACAGTCCGTGGAAACCATTCCGGGCAACTGGCAGCATTATGTCAGATACCCCAGACAGAACCCCTTCCTTCTTCATTCTGACGGCTTCAATTAGGTTTCGCTTCCCGCCGTTTCCAATCGCGTGGAGCAGTTTAAGTTCAGGGTATTGGCCCTGCATTAGTTTTGACCACTGGAAGAGGGCTTGCTGTTCTATCGATTCGTTATGCTTCATTTAGCGCCAAGAGTTCTGGATGTTCCAATTCAGCCAGCCGAACCATGGCTGGGTACAATCTAGCTATGGGACATACGTAATCGCATTGTGCAAATTCAGGATCGAATTCTGCTCCACATCGATCCTCACAGGACTCAGTGCAATATTTCAGAAGGCTTTCGTGTCCGTATTCAGTGTTAAATTTGATTTTCTCTCGCTCAATTAATGTGAAATTTTCTTTATTACTAGCCATCAAGAACACTCCTTTTTACTTAGACACATTTTATAGGCGTCACACTTCTTACATATCTCCCAGCGCCTACAATGCGTTGCTTTCTTTAGCTCGCTCATTTCATTGTTTTCAGTTTCTTTGGTGCATACGATCATCGACACGGCGTTACCACTGCGTGTGAACTTACAAGCCATTGCTTTTCCTCCCTACGTGCCCTCTGTACGCTTGAATCCACTTGGTCATATCCATTCGTGCCCCCGAGCTTTCGGCCATGTTAGAGCCTAGCAGAATAGCCCTTAGAAATGCTTTTGCTTTGTCTGCTTGGATTGGGGTTAGGCCTGAATATGGAGGATAGGGTTTGTTAAATTCGCGGGCTGTTTTGGTTAACATGGCTGACCTCCTAAAACTTAGGTATATTACCGCCATACAGTTTACAAGCATTCCACTTAACTCTGTGGTCCGTGGCTGCACTATGCGAAATCCCTCTGTACTCGCATTTATAATAGACCTTGCAGCGATAATCGAACTTGTGGAGAAGGGAACATGTTTTGCATTTCATTCCCTCTAATCTTCCCCACTTAATCACCATTGGATTAGGTTCAAATTCGTTTGCAGGAGTGTCAAATAGTTTCATGCTGTCCCCCCCTCATAAATAGAAATTATCGTACTTGGTTGAAGGCGTCTTGCTTACTGGGTCCTTATTTCGCTTATGATCTTTTTGGCTTTTACGTTCAGCTTCACGGGTTTTGACATGATCGACGGTTAACACGCCCGATTCTCTCCAGTCAGTCAGAACCCCGCGAAGATAGTTCATGTTCCGAACACCTGCTTCAAGGCAACATCTCAATCCTTCGATGACCACAGAATCCGGTTCCGCGCTTCCCTTTGCTGAAAATTCATCACACCAGGCAATAATTGAGTCAACCTCGCCTTTGGGTATCGGTCGGCCCCAATTCTTCTCGGCCCAATTAACTGAGTTAGTACCGATGGCCTTTGGATGATCTAAAGATGCATCCATGTCAACCGTCAGATCAACGGGCTCCGTTTCAACCTTCTCAGAGCCAATTTCACTCTCTCGCGCGTTAATGTTGTTGTTAATAACTAATTCTGTATCTGTATCTGTATCTGTATCTGTATCGTTTCTTTGGCGTTTCGCTTGCGTTACATCAGCGTTACTTTTTGTTACACGATGTTTACGCACACGTTTTAATACCTCTTCGGGCTTATCTGAGGGCTTTTCATATTGTCGATCGTCAAAGTGTATTACAGCTATAATTCCGTCCTGATCCACATCAATCATGCGGAGTTTTTGAAACTTATTAAAGCAGGATGTCAGTTCTTCAATGCTAATAAACAGAGCTCTGGCTAATCCTTCAACTGGATAGGCTAGTCCTTCCTCAATACATATAACGCCCCGGACCTTTGACTCAGCGGATAAGCATAAGATATTTAACCAAGCCCTAAATTCTAAGTCGCTCAAGGCTTGCATCTTCGGATCAGTTCTTATTTCGGTGTAGAGCCTAAACCATGGCATCTTTGCCATATGTGTCCCTCCAGTCTCTTAGCCAATCTAACTGAGGGCAGCCGAAGCCGCCCCTTATTAATTTCTATATTTACTCCGTTACGATGACTTTCCCGGACGTGATCAATTCGGCAAGGTGAGTCACGAAGTATTCCTTGATATTCAAACGTGCTTCTATCTTCCAAGCTCCACCGTCTGCTTCGAATAAGGCGGCTTCTGGTCCATCCTTTAATCTAAGCAAGAACTCTCCTTCTGGCTGAGCGACTTCGAGAAATGTTCGATAAGGAGCAAGTTTGACAATAGGTTGGATTGTGACATTGCCAACCGTATTTATGCCTTTTCTGGCCACTACCTTTTGAGATATTCCATCGTCATTCGTTGTTTTGACGGCTTCCTCAGTAATACTGCCTACGAGAGCAATGAGATTATCCCTCATGTCAGATTGAATAAATGTACTTTTTAACATGATGTTGAACTTTTCAATTTCCATGTAGTTTCCAAGGGTAATCTGTGGCAATTCGGCAACTGCAGAATATAGATAGAACCGATCAAGATGGTTTCTGAGTGCAGTGTGAACGTTTACCTTAGTAGGAGACTCGACATGGATTATCAAGGCATTCAGGCTGCTGTGTGCATTCTCCTTGATAATTAGCTCGACTAGACTTGCAAGCGTTTTTGTGGAGAATACTTCTGGTTTATCTTCCGGCAGTTGGTAAACTTTACCGTTGGAGTATTTCAGACTGTTGTGGTCAATAATTTGGATATCCCGGAACGACAAAATGTATTCCAATGCTGATCTAATCATTTACTTCACGCTCCTCATTTGTAATACGTTAGTGACTTTTTCCTCTTCGGGAACAAAGATGGTTTCTTGATTGGGGTCGTAGCTGGTAATTTCCCTGGCATGCGGGTTTCCTTGGTCATCCTCGGCAACAAAGAAACTCGTTTCTACGGCCTTTCTTGGGGCAAGGGTTGACTTTGCCTGTGCTTCGACGGTGACCTTATCCCGCGCGTCGTTTGGATGGAATGTAAGGGTAATTGTCATCTTCCGGGTAGCAGTTGATTTCGTGTTCGGGTCCAATACGTTCGCCATAATCTTGGTGCTTTCGTTGACTATTTGCTCCATGACTGCGCCCTGCGCCATTTCAAGAACGTTGAGTACGCGTGTCGACATATTTATCTTCACTCCTCATTTTGTTTTTGATGGGATGTTTAGTGAATAGCAAGGACTTCTAATGCAATTCATCTCGCCACCCTCTTCTACTCTTCCTCTTCCAAAAAGCCGTCAAGGATCAATTGGTTTTCATCGTCGACCCGCTTAGTCCCGTATAACCACCATTCCATCATTTCATCAGGTGTTGTAAATTGTGGAGTCATACCCTTTGCCTTTCCTCTCTCCAAGTATGCTGGGAGGAACTTTGCTACTGCTCTTTTATAGTTTGCTAAGTATTTAGGATAACGCTCGAATTCGGCTATCCGTTTCTTATCTGCCATTGGGCAACCAATGCAGCCTATTCTTGTAAATCCTTGGTCGTAGAGTATGCAGTATTTAAGTCCTCTGCCCTTGATGTAATCCCAAACGTCCGACTCTTTCCAATCAATAATGGGGTTGATAACACGTTTTCCTTTTTGCTGGCAGTTCTCAAACATCATCCTGCCTTCATCGTTATCATTGAATAGTTTTGCATCCTTGAATTTCTTAGTAACAACCTCGAATGGTGTTCTCTTGCTCCTTGCGTTACTCTCTGCCCATCTAACCCCCGTTACGCATATACGGCCTTCTCCACCGTGTTCCTTAAGAATAGAACAGCACCAACGCTTCAATCTCGTAGGTAATCCGTTCTTTTCGATTAACTGCCACATTGTTTTCTTTGGTCTATCTATAATCACGTCTGGATAATTGTCTTTTATGAAGTGGATCAACTCGGGGGGGTCTATTGTTGTTAAATTAAAATGAGCATCAAACTTGACCCCTGCTTCTTTTGCCAAGTGATATATAGTTTGACTATCCTTCCCCCCACTGAACGCCAGATAATAGCCCTCAGGGGGTTGGAAGTATTGGAGACGGTCAATTGCCACTGCTACTCTGTTGACTGTCCCAAACAGAGTTTCTTCCAAAAGCATCTCATCTCGCCCCTTCCTACAACTAAAATGGATACATCTCTAATTCAATTACCTTCCTAACAGGAATTAGAGTTGGAGTGTAGAATAGAACAATTTAACCAACAGTAATTCTCGTACAAAGGGAGGTTGTTTAATATGTTTGGTCGGACTAATAAGAAAATAATGGAGCAAATTCAAAGAATTATTTATACCGAAGGAAACGCTGTTTCATCATTAATTCAGCAAACCGTAAGATCAACGAGAGAGGATTTCAGTAATCGGGGAATTCTTCAAAGCGGTATATATTTATCAGAGATTGAAGCAATCGTTGTAACGAAAATCGGTGAAATGATTGATAAATTAACTCAAGAGTTGGATCAATTCCAGTTAAATAAAAGCCATCTGTTTAGCCCACCTGAATGGAAAGAGATCGAAGATTCACTTTGCACTTTGTGTGAAGGACTTTTGTCTAATGGAAAAACAATTCTGTCCGAAGCCGCTGCCCAAATGAAGTTTGATCTGCCTGTTTCGATGATACAGCCAGGGAACTTTAACGGGTCGATTGAGGGAAGGTTTGACCAAATTAAAGG